ATACCCGTAAAGAAAAGCGTAGCACACCCTCTACGAAAGCATACGCAAGAAAACGGTGTAGCAGGACACGGCGACTACGGTATTGTACAAGAGCCATGTCCCGTACACTTGACGAAGCATGAACAACGCACCGCTGGGTTATGGCAACAGGGAATCGAGTGGCGATAAAACAATCGTCGTCTCGTAAGCACTTTTTTATTGACAATAATACGCAGATGTGCTAGTATGTTATCAGTTCGTGCGAGTGGGGGTTGTCTCCACCACGTACGATACAATAAAACAATGAACATGGAAACAGCAGTAAGCAAATACGAAACGAAACATAACGTACGTATAGATTACGCCACGCCACAAGGATGGTTCAATGACGTAAAGAATGCTAACGTACAGATCAACCCACAAGATTACGTGTGGGTCTACGATAAGGGTATCTTCGGTAAACCATTACACAAAAATACCATCATCCTCGATAGCATAGAAGAAGACTTTGCTATGGAACGTGCTATGTTACTTAAAGAAATCGAACATATTAAAGCATGAACAATAACGAACGAGAACTATGGGTACGTAACGACGAAGGACTATACGCTATGTGGCAGGATAGTAAGCTATCAATGCGTATGTTCCTTGTGGAGAATCGTACGACAATCGACAATCACATAGCATACATACTAAAATGAAACAAGCATTTACGGAAAGCAAATTCGGTAACGGATTCACATTACTCTTCGCTAACGAATGGAGTATTAGCGTACAATGGTCGAAGCACCACAAGTGCGACGGCGGAATCAACACGGCGGAAGTTGCTGTGATAGGCCCACTAGGTATGTTCTGGACTATCGTAGATGATAAGCTAGAATTAACAGGTGACGTAATGCCACACACTACGTCAGAGGAGTTAGTAAACATAATAAGTAAAATATCATGAGTACAGCAGTATCAAGTAAAGCAGCCCGCGCTTTCGTACAAGGCAAGCGGTTCAGTAAGTCTAACACCAACGTTAGACGGAACATCGACGGTAGCATAGAGATGAGGTTATGGGACAACCTTATCGCAACGCATACCGTAGAGGACGGAACAAAAGTTACAATGGCGGGATGGGGTACAGCTACCACACGCGCAAGACTTAACGCTATCACAGATGAGTTAGGTATGCGCGGGGGTTTCTGGCAACACCAAGGCGAACAGTTCTATGGTACGCACAACTCAGTTGTAAGTGGAGATGCTTGTAGCGTCTGCAACCGTATCATATCAACAAGAGAATGGGTACAACTAACAAGATGAAACCTAATAACATAATAAAGTTCCCTAACGAGGACGAAGTGAAGTGTAAGGAAGCTATAGATACGCTAGATAAGTTCTATAAAGAACAAAAGAAAAGCAGCGTTAGCATAGCCTTACTATCACCACGTACACACGCCGGTCAACCATACGGTGAGCGTACCGTTATCTTCACAAACAATGAAGCATACGTTAAAGTTAAAAAGAAAGAAGGTTGGGAAGCTATGCTACGTGGTCACTATGACATACGTGTTAAGTTAGACGATGGCCCACCACGTGTAGATTACAGTTGGGTTAGGAAGATAACCGAACCTATCTACGCTAGACTACGTCGTAGCCGCAAGAAATGACTACACCTGTCGAAATGAGACGGTTAACAAATCGTCTGGCTGCTTACAGTACAGTTGACTCCCGTATGCGTAAGCTAACGCAGAACGCTATAACATTATCATTTCGTAACGAACCTGTGTTAATCACAGGTGACACGGGTACAGGTAAGGAGGTAATAGCTACGATACTACACGGCACACGTGTAGACAACATCACAACAGTTAACACAACAGCCGTCACGGATACGCTATTCGAGAGCGAGTTATTCGGTCACGTTAAAGGATCATACACCGGCGCTTACTGCAATAGAGACGGGTTAGTAGCGAGCGCCGGTGTTGGTACGTTATTCCTCGATGAGATAGGCGACATGCCTGTTACGTTACAAGCAAAGATACTCCGACTTATACAGTTCGGTACGTATCGTAACGTCGGTAGCGACACACTACGCACAGCGAAATGTCGTATCATAGCGGCAACGTGTAAGAATATACCTCAGTTGATAGAAGACAAGTTGTTCCGCGAGGATCTTTACTATCGTCTGTCAACATTTATGCTACATCTTACACCGTTACGTGACAGACGTCACGATATACACCATTACTTAGCAAATCATAAGTTATGGTACACTTTAACAGACAAACAGCGTCAACATTTCATAGAGTACGCTGACAACGAACCAATCAACGGTAATTACCGTGAGTTAGAACAAACCATGCTACGATATGAAGTTCTAGAAGAAATGCCTGCGCTAACTTACGCTCTAAAAAATAAAGTTTTAGAAGTTAGCTGACTTGGCACGGATCTTGCTTTATATATAGTATCTGGCCCCAATCTGGGGGTTTAGAAGTTAAGTAGAACCCTAACATAAAAGTAGAACTATGGCACAACATATTGAACAAACATATAAGGACGGAGACTGGAAGGGATTCAAGTTTACCGTAAAGCAATTCGATAGCACAGTAGAAGCTGTCGAAGGTCTGGGCGAGGATAACGTACTCGCACTCGTTAACCAACAGGTTGCATCTCGCATACGTTCCAAGGTTAAGAATGGCTTACCAAAGGGACTTAGCGGCGATGATCTCGCTAACGCACAGCAGCGTCTACTAGATAAGCACACCGACGCTGTGCTATTCTCCGCTGACGATGCTAACGCATGGCGACCCGATCAACGTGCCGAAACTGCTCCCGCTCTGTTTAAACAGGCTAAGGATGCGTTCAAGGCTGGTGATGCAGCTAAAGGTGCGGAACTGCTTACTCGTATGCAAGCTCTTCTTGAAGAAACTGCGTAAACGATAAGCGTATCGTAGAGAGGGGCGGCCAGTAAAAGCTGCCCCTCTCTTTTACTCATAACCGCTAACACCGTTATTATATTTTTTATATGGAAGAAACTATAGATATTGTTGTGGGAAAACTTAAGAAACCACAGAATTTAGCTGCGCCAAAGATCCATCGCTCATCATACACAAAGGATACGGCAGCAATGGTGCAGCCTATCATGGATAAACTGTTAGGTGATGGTGGTGATGTGTTTGTACCAGCGTCTAACACAGGCTACAGCTCTAACACTTTGTACGGTAAGCTCAACGATGGGCTACTGTGGCTGATGCACAACACAGCCGAGGATGCTAAGAACGAAGCGTACCGTATGCTACGCACACAAGTCTCCATGCGTAAGATGGACGACGGCGTTTTGATATATTTTAAAGCTGCCGTACGTGACATCAAGCGTGCGCCAAGTAAACCTACGCTCGAAGGTGTGTCAGCCGATGGCGTAAAGTGGCGGCATGACTTACTCTCGTGGCTGCAACGTTCGCAAGAAGGCGAGATGTTCAAGGCGAGCGTTACGACAGACGATGACGATCAGCGTTGGGTGTATGATAGCATAGCTACACACGCACCTACTGCAGAGGTTATCTTCAGCGACGATAACGTTAAACTAATACGCTAATGACAATAGAAACACTACTAGAATGCGAGGTTCACGTACTGGAGAAGATGACCGACGCTGAGTTACTCACACATTTCCAACCGTACCTTGTCGTATGCCAGCCACCTGTTGACGAGCATAAGACTAAGGTAGTTAAAATAAAACGTAAGTCATCTAAGGTTTCGTCCAGCGTCAAGCGTACGTTAGAGGAACAAATGAAAGAGTTAGCTGACTTACATAGCATAGACTTAGATGCAGAGAAAGCACGAGACTTACTACCACCAAACCTAAGATGATTACATTAGATAAAACCAAAGACGGACGTTACATAGTTAAGATAGATGCGTCACTATACACACAGTCACCTTGCCCACGTAGGATGTGGTACATGGGTGGACGAGGCTTACGTTATGATGGTAAGTCCCACAAGATGGAGTATGGTACAGCATTCCACAAGGCATTGCAAGAATACTACACTACACACAACACAACGAAAGCTGTTGCTGTTGCCGTAGAACATTACACGCAGCCTGACATAAGCATACCAGACAATGACTTCCGTGACATAGGTCATCTCATAGCTACACTACACCAATACTTCACGGAGTATCAGACTATCGACGGCCTTAGACCTGTCATAGAAGCCGGTGAGCCACTACTAGAGCAGCGATTTGCTGTACCATACTTCACTGATGGTAAGCTACTGGATGTAGTGTTGTGTGGCACAGTGGATATGATAGGTACGTTCAACGGCATTAACGTAATCGTTGACCACAAGACAACCGCGCTTACGCAAGTGGAGAAGTACCTCGACTCGTACCAGAACTCACCACAGATGATGTTCTATAGTATGATATACAAGCAACTGTTTCCTCACGAAGAGCGTGGTGTAGTTATCAACGGCATCTTCCTGTCGCGTACAGGTAAGAATAAGTTCCAGCGATCTACGATAATCACATTCCCTAAGCACGTACTGGAGGAGTTCGCCGCACACCTACATGATGTAGTCATGGCGTTCGTGAATGGTCTGTACGCTGTGATAGCAGACGGCAAAGATCCAGAGAAAGAGTTCCTACCTAACTTCAACTGCTGTCAGACAAAGTTTGGTGAGTGTAACTTCTCACCTGTGTGTACTACACCACGGCAAGACGATAGGGAGACTCTCGTAACATCTCTGTTCACTACAACTAACACATACGATCCATTAAAATTCCAAGCATGAACGATAAAGAAATAAAAATACGTGCGCTAGCTGAGTTTACACGTGAAGCACCTCGCAAGTTCGAGGCAGGATCACGTGAGCATAACCCAAAAGGTGACAAAGGTTTGTGGCGTATGAGCGAGGCACAACTCGTTAACGCACAGAAAGAAGAAGTAATAGATATGTGGCATTACACTGTCGCATTAGAACATAAGATAAAGGAGCAAGACGCTCTCATACTACAACTGAAACATACAATAGCAAACAAACAAGCATAATGAATGACGAACAAGTATTAGCAATAATAGATGCTATAAAAGATATAAGCAATAGCGTAGAGCATGGCTTTCACTATCAACCTGAGCCATCACATGACCGTATCGTACACGCTATGGATGGAGTTAGTGAAAGCATAGAAAAACTTAACTCAACCTTAGCGGAACAGCTAAGACAGATTAGAGATGAGTTAGATACTATCTCTAAAGCCCTGTAATATAATAACAAGCATGAGTAAAGCAATAATAGGTATCGTAGGTAGTAGCGGCACGGGTAAGTCCACGTCACTACGCAATCTACCAGCCGACAAAACACATATCATAGACCTCGAACGTAAGGGGCTTCCGTTTCCTAAGAAGTTCCCTAACGTAGCAGCGTGCGCCAACATCAAGCAGTTTGATACCGCGCTTAACGACGCACTAGCAGATGAGAAATGCGAAGTGATAGTCATAGAGTCATTCACTAAGTACGTTGAAACGCTTATCGCATTAGCGCAAGCATCATTCAAAGGCTTTGATGTTTGGAATTACTACAACCGTATGATACGTGCGACACTAGATAAAGTTAAGAACGATCATGCTGTTGTAGTGTTCACAGCGATTGACGAGATCGTAGCAGTGGCTCAACCAACAGGCGAGACGTATAACGTACGCCGCATCAAGGTGCAAGGCAAGCAGCATGAAGGTTGCATAGAGAAGGAGTTCCTTATGGTACTGTTCACGGAAGTCAAGCGCGATAAAGAAGGTAACTCACGCTACGTATTCCAGACGAACAGCGACGGTATCACATCTGCGAAAACCCCGATGGGTATGTTCGCTGATATGTATATAGACAACGACATTAACGAAGTGATAGAGAACGCGAAAAAATACTATGCCTAATCAAACACATAACATAGACTGGGATAAGTTTGTTGAAGAGAAGTTTGCACTGTTAAAAGATACAGCAAAGCAACAGTATAACAACGTTGACAAAATGTCAGTAACGCTAGCAGAGATAATCGAAGCCGCCGAGGAACTTCAGAATGATATAAGTGATCTGCAAAATGACGTAGACGAACACTATATCGTACGACCGAAGTGGCCAGAATACTTTGGCATCGCCGAACTCATCGACATCCTCACCACTACACTGCCCACACCTGACTACGGTAAAGCAGAAAACTCTCTACGCCAATTGCATGAGCTACGCCAAGCGTGTGCTAACGCAAACATCGTGGACTTAGACGACCTAATAAAACACATAAAGCAATGAAAAATAAAGAAGAAAAAGATTACGATCAGATGCTAGTAGACGTATCTACAGCTACGAATAAACAGGTAGATCTTATCGCAGGTAAGTTAGACCTTAACAAGCAGGATGCGTTTACGCTAATGCAGACCATCACGATAGAGAAGCTCACGTATCTTATGGCACAGATACTCGAAGGAATTTCTTCCGCAAACAGTAGGAGTGCGGTTACGGAGGAACATACAAACAAAGACACTCCCCACATAGTAACATAAAAAAACAAAATGGCAATCATCAACTTAGATGAAATCGCAGATAGCGTAAGACCCTATCTCAAGAAAGACACGTATACAGCACGAATTCTTAGTGCTGAGTTTACGCAAAGCAAGGCCGGTGCGCCTATGGTAGTGATGCAATGGGAGCTAGCTGCTCCTGAGCAGATCGAAGATGGTATGAGTAACAAGGTAGTAAGGATTGCAGGTTTGCAGTTCCGTGACTACCTATCGTTTAGTGAGAAGGCTAAAGAGTTTACGTTTCGGCGTATCAAAGCCTTGCACAAAGCGTTGGAACTCTCTCCGGAGTTTGATGACGAAGATCCTAACGTAGATCAGTATGCTGGTTTAGCTGCTGACGTTACGATAGAGACTGAGCAGCAAGCACAGACTAACGATGACGGTACGCCTGTTCTCGACGCCAACGGCGATCCTGTAATGAATAATAATTACAGGCTCAAGCGTGTGCTTCGGTTGAATAGCGACCACACGTTGTAGTACACATCTGTAGTATAGTGGTACACGGCAGCTATTAAGATGCTGCGCAGACTAAGTGCTGCATTGATCGCCACTATGCTACGTTTAATTTATATTGTAACACACAGGTACAAGATTGCTATTAAGATGCGACTGGGTCTTGGTTGGTTGTTCATTGCCAGCCTTACGTAATGTTTTAATGGTTGACATTACGTAGCATTGCCTGAGTTGATCGCCCGTGTGTTACAATATAAATTAAACTCATGCCATTAACCATACAGCATACACCCGCACAGTTACCATACAAAGGATTAACGGTAATACTAGGTAAGCCTTCGCGCTTTGACCGCGCCCAGTTACTTAGTGGATACGCAGGGCAGTTATTCTACAACGCTCTTAATCCTATACCACGGCAGACTATCGACGTTACACTTGCCGATAGCATAAACCAATACCCTGTACGTGATGGCACTAAGGTTGTTCTGTTACTTGGGCAGAAGGCGTTAGACTTATACAAGTCTGGTGTTACGTTAGATGAGCAGCGCGGTTGTCCGTTCATCATCGACGGTATCACATACATATGTTCGTATGAGCCACAGGAATCTGTTGATCGTATGGCGTACTTCAATCCTAATGATGCAGATAACATAGGCGCAGAGAATGACAAGGGCCGACACGGTAGAACACGGCGACCTAATCGTAAGTTCTGGTTGTCGCGTGACATTAAGAAAGCCGTAGGCTACTTGACCATCCCGCCCATAGTTACAAAGGCCAAGCATATCTTGTGGCCACGCGCCGATGACGTAATCGCAGAGCTGCAAAAGCATAAGAACGAGACTATGTACTTTGACATAGAGACTAACCGTTCGCTAGAGTTAACGTGCTTCGGGTTTTCGTTTGACGATAAGGAAGCGTGGTGTGTGCCTATGGTAATATCGCCGTACGCTGGTTACTACTACGAGGATACACCACAGATATTCCGTGCGCTAGCCGTAGCTATGCGAGACAATGAGGTTGTCATACACAACGCGCTGTTCGATCTGTTCGTCCTCGCGTACAAGTATGGTATCCCTGCACCACGTAAGGTGTATGATACAATGCTGGCGCATCACAGGCTGTTCCCTGAGGTAGAGAAATCCCTCGGCCATTGCCTTGCGCTATACACAGATCAACCGTATCATAAGAACGAAGGTGTCTTCGATCCCAAGAACCACGATCAGCGTGAGCGATTGTATGATTACAATGCTAAGGATGTTATCTCGATGGCGTTACTCAAGCCTCAGATAGACGCTACCGCCGTAAACTTTAAGGCAACTGATAGCATACGTCAAGTTAACGAAAGCGTTGTGCCGTATCTCACGGCCATGCTACAGGGTATTAAGTATGACGTAGAGAAACTTGTCAGCATCATCATGCACAACGACAGGTATCAGAACGAACTGCTACGTTTCCTGCGCTTGCTAACAGGCAGCGATCTTAATCCTAACAGCCCCAAGCAAGTGTCAGCGTATCTGTACAATCGCCTCGGCTACAAGAAGCCATCGAAAGATGTAACGTCCGAGAAGAACTTGCTGCAAATTAGGTTGAAGTATCCTAACAACCCTATCCCCACGCTCATACTACGCTACCGCTCTTACGCAAAAGAGAGTGGGCAGCTAAAGTTTCCACCATGGAAAGGTAATCGCATAACGACATCATACAACCTAGCGGGAACGACATCGTATCGTCTAGCATCTCGGCGCTTGCTTGGTGAGTGGGGTACTAACGTACAGAATTTCCCGAAGAAGCTACGCAAGCTGTTCATACCTGACGCCGGTAAGGTATTCGTGCAGGCCGATCAGTCAGGTGCAGAAGCACTTGTCGTAGCGTACCTGTGTACAGCAGGGAATTTCCGCCGACTGTTCGACCACGGCGTTAAGTCACACGTGTACGTAGCGTTGCGCTTGTTCGCAGAAGTTTGGGAGGCGCGTCTTGGTGAGCCTATTAAACCGTACACGGATGTAGACGTAGCAGATCTAGTTAAGAAACCACGCTGGAAAGAGCTGCGTGATATCATAGCATCCTCAGATTCATGGAGCGCAGACAAGCGTTACTACTTCATAGCCAAGATGGTATGTCATGCGTCCAACTACGGTATGAAAGCGCCGACGTTCCGTGTGAATGTACTACAGAAGTCACGCGGTGCAGTCAACCTCACGAACAAGCAAGCTACGTATTTCCTTGAAACGTACCACGCACTGTTCCCTGAGATACGTAAGTGGCATAGAGATACGATAGAGAAGCTAAAGAAAGAGCGTATGTTACGCAACCTGTTTGGCTATCCGCGTATGTTCACGCAGACCGTAGAGCCATCCATGTTCAAGGAAGCGTATGCGTTTGTGCCACAGTCTACCGTAGGCACAATCACAAACATGGCGTTCACAGATTTATATCACAACAAGCGCATCATAGAGCTAGGCGCGGATGTGATACAGAACAATCACGATAGTGTTTTACTACAGTGTAAACCAGAAGATGCCGACGAGGTTTGTGTGCTAGCGTGTGAAGCACTCAACCGAGAGATGATCTCACCGTATGGTGAGAAGTTTAGTATGCGCTCCGAAGCGTGTGTCGGCAATAACTGGGGCGAGATGGACTAAAAATAATGGAAACAAACCTTGAACGTTGGCGTTACTTCTTAAAAGATATAGAATCCCCAGAACTGTTTATCGACTGGGGATTTTACAGTATGATAGCAACAGCACTACAGCGGCGTGTGTGGCTGTACCCTGACTCGTTTACGCTATACCCTAATCTCTTTGTCATACTCATAGGCCCACCGGCAGCCGGTAAGTCTCGTATCATATCGCAGATCAATGAGTTCATACGAAACCCAAAGCTCATGCGTAAAGTGCCAGGGAAGAAGAAAAACAAAGTAGAGATACAACCCTTCTATCCGTTGAGCGCGGATACGATAACACAGGAGGCACTCATACAATACATCGTGCGCGAGTGTGGTAGAGATTTCTTTTACCAGCATAACGACAAACGTGTACGTGCTTCACACTTCTCCGTAGGTTTCATGATCGAAGAACTCGGTGTGCTGTTACGTAAGAACTGCGAGAACATTGTTAATATGCTTAACCAGTTGTACGATAGCCGTGACTTCACATACAAGACCAAGCACCAAGGTACTGATGCGATCAAGAATGTATGCGTGAACATCGTAGCTGGCACAACGCCATCGTTCATACGCACGGCATTCAACGCAGAGATCATATCGCAGGGATTTACGTCACGTGTTATCATGGTGTACGGTGACGGGCCTAGATTCCTACGACAATTTCCTGGCGTAACAGATGAGCAGAAAGCTGCGAAGGAGAAAGTAGTAGATCATTTGTTTAACTTGCAGAAAGTCAATGGCCCTGTTACGCTATCCGCTGATTGCGAGGCATTCCACAAAGAAGTTTACGAGAGCGGTCAGCTAACACAGCAGCGCGTTAACATGGATCACCGACTCGATACATACTACGGACGTAAGAACGTACACTTACTAAAGCTATCTATGATAATGCACTTCATGGATACTACGGACAGTATGGTAGTAGAGAAGGTAAGTATGGAACGCGCGTTGAAGTTTCTCGCACACACAGAGCTACGTATGCACGAAGCGTATGTCACTGGCGGTCGCAACTCTCTTGCTGGCATACAACGCCGTGTGCTAGAACACATTATCAATAGCAAGAAAGCTGTACCGTACAAGCGACTATGGCTTACGTTCGTCGATGACTTATCAAAGGATGACTTAGATCAATGTATAGAATTTCTGCTAGCTACGGATCAAATATCGAAAGACGCTAGCGGATTCAGATCACTCGTTGAACAGCCGACGAGCGCATCTGATTACTTGTAGGCTGATAAATAACTATGTATAGAAAAGATACGTTTGAAGTTACAGTAGAATTAGATAACAGCGAAGAGGCTATGCCCGATGTCTACTACACGGAAGACAGTACAGTAACATATGATTGTGAAATCATGGGTGACTCTGGTACTGATGAAGGCGCACACACAGAAGTGAAAGGGATAGACGATGACATAGCCTATGAGAATGCTGACGGTAAACGTCTTGAGTTATCCGAAGCTGACGAAAGCATAGGCCGTGACAAAGCCTTCGCTGCTACAGAAGAACGCGCACACGAAGAAGCATGGGAGGCACGTTATGGCGACAGGTAAGAATAAAAAGTGTTTCAGATGCAAGCGGACAAGAGAAGTCGCGAAGGGGCGTGGTGGTGGTTATAGATGGCTCTGCCCCGTATGCAACAAAGATGAACTTGAATTGTTCGGAGTGAACAATCTACAAAAATGGTATCACAAATGAGATTAAAACTATTAGCTAAAGCTGCTTCTGACTATTACGACATACCATTAGCGCAACTCAGAGGCCGATGCCGTAAAGCAATATACACAAAGCCACGTCACATATGCCAATGGGTAGCTGTTGACGGAGGATACAAGAAGAGTATGGTCGCACGATTTTGGCGACTCGACGGTTCAGCCGTTTATTACGGTTGCAAGATGGTGAACAACGCAATAGAAACTGACCCAAAGTACAAAGAAGAGATACAAGACTTCCTAGATTACCTTCGTAAATACGTAAATAAAAATGAGTACTAAACGAGCATACTTAGTAGATCCCTACCAGAACCTTATCTCACAGGTACACATAGGGGAAATGTTTACTGACATACAAGAGCAGTTAAAGTGTGACATATTTACCGTAGCGTATCGCACACCACTTAACGACGTGATGTATGTAGATGATTGTTACTTAATACGCGACGTAAAAGAACCGGCGTTTTTCTCTGTACCAAAACACTACAAGGAACCGCTAGGTGGTTACGGTTTGTTAGTGGGAACAACAGCAGACGGAGGAGATCAGAACGTACAAGAAAACATTCTCGACTTCGCTATGGGAGTTAAGTGGATGGAGATTGTTGAATGAGCTGCTGTATGTGCTTCTTAACAAGAAATTTCTTTGCTGATGTCATGCCTTCTCTGTTACGAACCCACTCGTTAAAGATGTCCCGCCAGTACGTCTCGCCTCGTTGTCGTGTTAAGTACTCACGATAGCGCATGAACTCTTCCGCTCCTTCGCGCGTAGACGGTGAAGGCAGTGTCTTGTCAGGGATAGCATACAGACCTTGAGCGTATGACTTTAATTTATCGCCACGACCTTTCGCCCTTCGACGTTGTTCTTCAAACGCCCCCGGTAGCGCAGCCTGTGCCTCTTCAATCGTATCCGCTTCCTTAAACGCACGTGTCTCAGGACGTAGCATACGGTTGCCAAGCCCACCAACCGGCGCTACTCCTCTGATGCCCTCGAACCTACGGAAGATACGCAAGTCACGGCGTACGTTTTGATCGTTTACCTGCTCACGGCCAAGTGGTAACAGCCCCAGCATATCGTTGTTCCATATGATACGATACGTTTGATGTGTGTTACGTATTGTTTCATGCAAGGCTTTAAATACTGTAGGCACAGGATCTTCGCCCTCTTCGATAGCTGTAACCGCATCAAATATAGGCTCTGTTAATGACTGACTAAGGAAATCCCAAGCAGGGAATACGACACCTGCACCTTGTGGCCGTTGACCACGTGCAAAGTTTACCATGTCATTCCCTAACGCAGATGCCACACCAAAGTAACCGGCGTAACTAATAGAGTCAGCAACAGCGTACGCTATCTCCTCTTCGTCACCTTCTCTAATCGCTTCCTCAAGTGTTGGATTAGAGCGGAACTTATTGTTAATGTATTCCGCTAGTTCAATTAGCAAAGTGCCGGTGAACACAGCACCTAGCGTAGATTTAATAAGAGGTCTGTAGTCACCTTCGTCCATCATAGGACGCACTACCTCCTGTTTCATGGTGTTGAACTTCTCAATGTTCCAACGTGCGAGCGACGTATACATTGACATAGAACCGCTCATCGTCCATGCTGGAACACCACGCGCATCGTACGTACCTTGATTACCTTCTACCCACGAAGCAGCCATACGATCTAGGGCATCATCCAAAGTCTTATCGTCTAACGTAAGTTCGGTATCAGCCTTATCTGCATGACGGCGAAGTTGTGCAATATCCACACCAGACATCTCACCTAGCCTACGCATATTGCGGTCTACGGTTATATCCGTACCCTTCGCAACGCCCATGTGTTTTAGCACAACAGCGCGACCTAAACCAAACTGTGCCGCACGTGTGATACGCTCCAGCGGTGTACGTCCACTATATTTACTAACAGTGTCAGCCCACTTATTAGCATGATCGGCTAACTTGTTGTGTGTTTCTGTAGCAAACTCAATACGGTTAGCGTGTGTCTTATTAACACCGTACAAATGAGACTGTATCCAGCTCTTACTAAAGTCTTTCAGTGACGATATAATAAGACCCATGTCTTGCCCACGCAAGTGAGGTAACGTAAACACGTATGATGAACCTAAGTCACGTACGCCAGACATTAAGCCTAGCCAATGACTAACAACAAGTCTGTTAGCTGTGCGCCCAAACAACTCCTCACCATCGTAGTAGCCTAAGTACGATTTGATAAAGTCTTTTATGTTCTTATCAGCCGTCTGCGCTTTGTTAACTTCTCGACCGTCGGCTAACGTAGTAGTCTCAACGTGGAAGGGGTTCTTACCTGTAGTGTACGTAGGTACGTGTTCACCAGTAGTAGGATTTTTAAGTCCTAAGATAGCGCGAGCGTCAGGGTTTTGTTCTACGTTCTTGAAGAACGAATGATCCTTAGACCACCTACGGAAGTAACTAGTGAATGTGTTAGCTGCACTCGACTCAATCCAGTTGAACCTTCCGTCTTCGCCTTTAGTAAGCGGCAAGCCAATACCCTCTGCCTTACGTAGCGCACCAAATTTTGTAGAACCTAGGTGAGCCATGTCGCCACCAGCTAGCCGTGCTACGTACACATCCACAGCTTCTTTTATGTTTTCGTCAGAGATGTAGTTCTTGTGCGTCTTGTCTTGTACACGATGTGTCTTCCACCAGTCGGCTAACTCTTTCTTAGCAGCGTCACGTTTTGTAGCGTCGTTGCCAGAGAGTTCACGCCACTTTGTTTGGTTGATAACCTCTGGTGAATACTCACGATACAAGCCAGGATCTGTAAGCTCGCCAGTCTTAGGATGGTAAATTTTAACACCCGCATCAATGTCTAGCTTACGTGCTGCTGTATATTGATCGCGAAACCATTCGACGTAATGCTTCACTACGCTATTAGGTTCGTTGTAACGCGCTAGTGTTTCTGCTGGTATGGGATTTGTAAGCTCGCCAGTAACAGGATCTGTACGCCTAGCATGAGCCATGTAAATCTGCACTTGCTCTGCGTCAGCAGGTGATAGCTTAACATTAGTCTGTTCAACTAACTCAAAGTTCTGTATGAACTGACCATCGAGTGTCTGTGCGTCACGTGCCGTTGCCGCGAAGGCATCTGAAACTATTGCAGAAGCGCGACGTTCCTCAGAAGTTTCGCCGGTCATGCGTATGCGAGTCACGATGCTATCTAAAAACCAAGGACGTTTAGCTGCGGGGTTAGATGCGTAGTGATCTGTGTAGGATGTTAGCTGGTAGTCTTTAACATCACCAAGGTACTCATCAGAATCCATACGTTGTAAGCGTTTGCTGCCGTAGTATTCTTGAAGTTGATCTGTTGCTTTGTCGAACGGCTCACGGAAGGCGACGACTTCACGCCTGTCACCGTACATATAAGTCACACCATCGTAGCCCTCGCTAATAGCAAACTCTGCTGTACGTGTATTCCCACCCCCTGCGCCAATGTTAAAGAGGTTTTTAAAGTTTGTTCTAATCGCTATAGGCTCACCAAAGACAGAGGCTTCTTTTTTATCAGGAGTCATGTATATGCCACGACCAGCTACGCTAGACGGGCTAAGTTCCTCACCCTTAAATCCCTCACGCATTATAGCATCTGCTTCTGCAGAGCCATGATACATTTCCATACCATTTACAACCTGCGCTATGTCCTCCCCGCTCATCTCCGCAGGGAACGGCTTGCTAGCGAATCGCGCCAACGCTTTCTGCCCCTGCTCTACAGTATACGTGCCAGACTTTATACGCTTCATCATGTTAGCACGTACACGCTTGCTGTACTGTACTGATGAATCGTGCATGGCTACCACCTTCATTGCACCTACGAGTTCGTCGGGGGTGACTTTTTGGAACTTAGAAGGTTCTGGCGTTACCTCACCCCCTACATCTCTAGCATACCGTGAGTTACCCAGCACAGAATCAAAGTTATCATACGGAGACTTAGCAGCGAGATCAGCTAGCATCGCATCAATCTGCTTCGGCTGAAGTGCGGGTTGACGTTCACCTCTCATAGCCATCCACTCAGCCATACGGTCAAGAAGATTATCTGCATCTATTGATTTCTTATCTGTATACTTCGGCTGAAATCCCGTAGCTGCATCACGCTCTAAACGCCAGTCACTAAACCATTTCTTTAACCCGCCTATGAAACCTTCTGGCGGATTACTCATGCGCTTCTCCAGTATCTTACCGGCGCGTTGTACTCCCTGCTCCTCAGTCCACGCCGTACGTTCAGCTAATGACTTTTTATCCGCCAGCATCTTCAAGTAAGTCGGATCTTCTTTGAACATACCAGTTTCAAGATAATCTATAAGACGTTGATGCTTTGGATTAAGGCTGCGCTTCAGCACCTGAACTACGCCATGCAGATACTCATGCCAAGGTGTGTCTTTGTTGCGTATCTTATTTAAAGTAACAGCGTGTGCTTGTATATCGTACTCGCCTTTAATATCAAACGTACCCTTATCCTCACGGCCTTTAAGATCAGCAACGGCTTCGTTCATCGTCATACCTTGCTTGGCCATAAGCCCTTGAACTGATTTAAAGTAATCAGAATCAGTTGGCTTCGGCCCCTTGGGTACATCCGTACGAGTACGATTACGCTTATCTCTATCTTCCGCTCGCTCTCTTGCTTTAGCAGCCTTCGCAGTTAAATCTGCTATCTGCTTATTGAGCGCAGTCTGTTCATCTAAAGCTTCTCTATGTTTTACGCTAGCATCTTCAGAAGCTTTCTGCAGCTTTTGTACTTTTCCCCTTAGCTGTCTAGCCTCGTTAGCAATAGGGTTAGATTTTAAAACACTATCAGATTGTTTCTGTATATCGGCATACGCTTGCGCTGCTACACCGGCAGCTTTTTTAGTATCGTCAACATCTCTTTTAGCTTGTTCCCCAGCCTCACGTAGCTCAGCTAAATTATGAAAGTCTGGCTTCTTAACTAGCTTACGTGCATCTTTAGTAACAGAGTATTCTAAGATCGCCTTGTCAGTCTCTTTACGATTCTTATTGACAGCCTTTGTATGTTCTTCACCTTTTGCCAAAGCATACTTAGCGGCTTCAATTTCCGTGAGAGGCCGTGTCATATTTTTCGACTCAAGCCATGCTTGCGAGTCAAGCCCACTACGACTTAACGTAGCACCTACTTTACCAAACGCTCTAGTAGGTTCTGTAAGCAATCCACCAAGCGCACCTGCACCAGCTACCCTACCCCAATCAATATCCTCATCTCCCATGGCCTGTACGCCAAGGTCAACACCAGCTTCTAAGCCGCCACCAATAGCTACGTTACCTAATGCGTATCGTTGGAGTGCTGTCTGTGTGCCGAGAGGTGCGTTCTTAACTGCACCAAAAACATTTTTAAGTACGGTAGGTGACGGCCTAAAGAATGCCATCGACGGTGCAGCTTGCCCTGCAAACGTGAGCCACGGATACTTTTCGTATGCTACCTGACGTTGTAGTGCTAACGCTTGCTGCTCCGCGTCATCTAACGCAGCGTCTTCAGCAGCTTCTTGACCTTTGCCGCCGAGGTAGCCGCCAACAATACCACCAACGATACCAACACCTAAACCAATAGGGCCAGTTAATCCTAATGCTAGTGGCGCAGCAGCACCCACTACGCCACCCAACGTAGGCCCAATACCAGATTTAACACCAGTGCCTAAAGCACCTAACGCCGTTGTCTTACGCTTCTCAGCTTCTATAGGAGAAACAAGATCGTACTGCTCAGGATCGTATCCGTTAGCAGCAAGCCATCGACGCTGTTCTTCTTCGGTCATCTGTTCGGGTTGTATTCAGTTGGCCCACCCATGCCTGCACCAGTTAATGGGCCGCTAATTTCTGACAAGACTTGCTCTAGCTTCTGTATCTCTTGCTGCATAGCAGTTCTTTCTGCTGGTATTTCTTTAGTCCTAAGCGCTCTCCGATCCATATCTACAGCTATATCACGTGTACCTGATGGTTGCGGAGCAGCACCAGGATGACTACCAAACGTAGAATACGAAGGTATTGATCTAGTGGAACCTTCTGTATTTATGTTAATTTCTTCAGCGTCAAGCATTTCCAGTTTACGCTGAAGTTCAGCTATATTAGAGGTAGCTTTTTCACGTGCTTCTGATAGTGTTAGCTTACCAGATAACGCAGGAGTTAGCGGCGATGGGTCGCCACCACCCCCAGATTTAGGCGCTGGCACTAAACCATCTACTGTTTTATTACCTTGCATAAGGTCTTGCATATTAAAGCCATTTCCCCCACCACGACGTAATGCTTCTACTTTATAATACTTTTCAAGTGCAGCTAAAGCATCTGGATCTTTACCGCTTTTCGCTCTAAGCTCTAACTCTTTTAACGCAGCGTCTGCACCTGAACTCTGATTAGCTATCTGACCCGTTAAAGCATTCTCTTTATACTCACGGTTCATCTGGTTAGCGGCATCAGCTCGGCCAGGACGAAACAACTTATCTAGCATACTATGAGCAGGTCTTATCATAGCAGGAGTTTGCGCTATAGCTTGTGACCTTGGATCAGTGTATGCAGGAGTCAATCGTTGCATACCATCATCTCCCATCTCTGTAGGCTTCGGAGGTATCGGCAGCCCTTCTGCCTGTGCTTTCATAGCACGCGCCATCCAATCCTCTTGTTGGGGAGTTAGCCTTAGGCTAGCTGTACGCCTACGTTCATCATCAATATATGCCATATTATTTTATAAATTAAAAGTCAGTCGCAGATCACTTTGAATACGTGAGAACCCTAATCCACAACATAACATCTACGACTGACTAAATTCTACCAACCCAACTTACCTATGTTTCCAGCAACATTTACACCTTGACCTATGCGATCAAGCCACGACGGTTGACCAGCCTGAAACCCAGCAGACTGCCCAGCAGCACCGAACGTATTGTTCATGAAGTTACCAGACTGTGCTGACGCATTCGTTTGCATATTAGGTTGGCTAAAAGTTGTTGGCAACGTTGTTGACGGACGGCCTAATGCAACTTGCATAGGATCAAATCCACTACGTGACGCCGGAAGGAATGACGTGGCTTGGCCAAGTGCCTGACCAAACGCATTGCGTCTGTTCTGCATAGCGTTGCCGTATGTCATAGCGTTAGATACTACGTTACCCATAGAGGGTACGTTTAAATTACCTGACTGTGCAGCTTGTTGATTCAGTGAACGGTTAATTTCTTCACGCTCACCGCCGCTTAGATTTCCAGTGAAGTAACCTTGCGGACGTTGTTCGTCATACTTACTGCCACCCTTTAACGTCTGCTCATCATACATCGAACGCAATAGATCACTAAGACCACTACCTGTCTGCGCTCGCTGACGATAGAACTCAGGATCTATGCCTTGTGCTGCGGCATAAGCTTCATCTATAAGCTCACCTCCTGGCCCTCTCAGAACATCCACTTGTCGCCCTGCGTCACGCATCGACGAACGATACGCTTCGTCACTAGCAAGTTGACCGTACTCAGGAACGTATTGTTCAGCTAAACCAAACTGTTGAGCAGCTTGTCGCCTAGCAATTTCTTGCATAGCTGGAGACTGCGTATGCTGCAAGTCTCGCAACTGTTCAGAGCGAACAATCTCAGCGTAGCCGGGAGTACCTTCTTCTGCGTCAATCTGCTCTTGTGTTCTAGAAGGATAATAATCCTGATACGCCTTAAACGCCTGTTCTGTTGTCTGTCCAGCAGATGGAGTTGGGCCGCTACCTAACCGCGACAGTCCGTAAATTGTACCGGCTCCTGCTAATAAATCTTTTAGATCCATGGTATTATCTCCTTAACTGTTTTTCATTAAACCAGCTTGTTCCAGCCGGTACGTTAAATAGTTTATTTTTTCTGCCATTTGTTTAAAAGCTGCTTTTATCTCCGCAACATCATAAGCATCGCCAATAGTAGGTATAGTAGTAGGATCAGAGCTAACGCTAGCACCCGGAGTAACAGCAGTTGTACCAGAATCTCCACCTACAGTTGCAAGATCTCCCACGTGCGTACTTTGCTTCGCTACACCTTCCGCAGAAGTGTTCATGCTATCAACAGTCATTGACAAACGCCAACTGTTTGCTGATCCTCTAGACGAAAACAAAACGTTATCGTCTGTAAACTCTGTACTTTTAATTATTGCTCCCATAAGCCTGTGACATTAATGGATTCTTTGGTGTTAAGTCTAAAGTGTCTGCTGTTATCATAGAGATTGCACCGCTTGTATTCCACTCAAGTGTATAACTGAGCTTCAAACCGCTGCGACCTTGCTGATAACTAAACAGAAATTGTTGTAGCTTGTTCTCATTGTTCCACATAACTGGATACGTTTCACCGTACTTCACGCCGTTAGTTGTCGGTGCAACTACTGTCTTGTTAATCGTACCGGGAGTATCAGACTTCCTAGTATTACTAATAAGCGCAGACTTTAAAGTTCCGCTAGCGTCAAACCGTACAAAGCCTTTTGTGTATGCTTTATTTATTACACCTGTACTTGTAAGTGTTCCTGTGAGTCTTGTCGTAGGTGAAACCGCTGCGCTAGTTAACGTAAATACACCACCTGTATTAGTGCTATTACCAGTAAAAAATATTTCAGTTCCTATAGGAAGATTGTAAGGTATCTTTTC